AACATAAAATTTTCTGACAAATCTATAGACAGGTTAAGGTCTAGTTTATCAGAAGTTGAATTGATTGATAACCATAAGACATCTTTCTATTCGGAAGATCAAGATGAATTTTTAAACGTCTGTTACAACAATGTAGTAGAGGAGATCGTGAAGAGCGTAGGATTATTTCATAAGTCAACATATGAATATACTTTCTGGTCACAGTCATATGATAAAGGGAATTGTATTAAAGAACATAACCATGTTCCCTCAGATATATCTTGGGTTCACTTCTTAGATGTGCCTAAGAAAAAATGTTTTCGTTTTACTGATACTGGAGGGAATACATTAGTTCCTGATGAACAAGAGAATGGTGATATAATTTGTTTTCCCTCATGGTTATGGCATGAAACCATACCAACCGATGAACATAGATTAATTGTTTCTGGTAATATAAACTTTACTTTTTATTGATAGGAGGTAAGCCTTTCTTTGCACGATACTCATTCGCTATGATGTCGTTACGAGATAGTCTTGCCTCTTTTTTACCGAGTTTTTTCTGTATTGTTTTATAAATCTTTGTAATTATAGGTTTGAATACTCTAAGTAATAATGGTGTTGCAGCAGCACCAGCCGTAGCCACAACTGCGATTGCGACTGTAGTAGTGGTCTGATTTACAGAAGGCAGAAATTTCTCTACAGCAGTGGTAGGTTCATATAATGTCTCACAAATTTGTACTTTAAGGTTGTTAGGATCTTGTATTAACTGATGACCAATCACTCTCTCGTCACCAGCCTGAGTTATGTCACCAACTCTTAGGTTTGCAGGGCCTGGGCAGGGAACTTCTTTATCTTCCTTTGGAGTTTCAGGTGGTTCAACGTCTGCTTCAGGTGGGCCTAAAGGTTCACCTGTGTCTACACCACTAACCTGTTCTTCTGGTTCCCCATAAACAGTCTGCCAAGTAAGTTCGTCAGCACGATAATCGGGTGGTTCATAATATGGCATACCACCATCACACAAAACAACATTCTGAGAAGGGTCATCATTTACGAGAGTACTACTTTTATTACTTGGATTCTTTGCATTTTCTTTGTGTACCTTGACACATCCTGGCATCTCTACAACAGGAACTCCTATGTTTACTGTGACAGGAGGACTCCAAGGAATTGCCTGTGGAGGATTTATTATCCAAGGTGTGTTTATATTCGCAATATTTACCGTACCAGTTTCTATAGGACTAAGATATCTCAGTCCACCAGTACTGTTAACATATATCTGTGGTATATTATTTGGTGGCATTGGGCACCTTCAAACCCTTTACGGGGCCAGATGTTTGTGGCCATGCGTCTTTTAATTGAGTATATACTTCTTCTGCAACTAATTCTTTTATTTGTTCTAGTTGTGATTCCTGTCTCTTTGCAGGCCCATCTGTGAGATTATCAACCACAGCGCCACCTCCTACTACTGCACCAGTTCCTACAACTGCCGCAGCACTTCCATAACTAAGAATTTTTTGAATGTCCATTACTCATCATCCTTGTATCTTTCAAGTTCGTTCTGATAATGTTGCCATGTAGCACCACTGGTAGAACCTAGACAGGGGTTAATGCAATCGGGATCTTCGATCACATTACATACCAACCCTGCAAGGTCATGAGGACAGGCTTCTTTTCCTGATTCTCGCCAATATAATTGGCCATCAATCCAAGTAGCACCGCACTCATTACATACCTTGAGCATTAGAAACCTAATGGTATGGGTGATTGAGGATTTGCAGGGGTTGGGTCAGAGGGTGATGGTAAACCTAGACCACCTCCAGCTAGACCTTCAAGTGCTCCAGTACCAGCTCCTTCGCCAAGTATTCCACTCATTCCGCCTGGCATCACAGATTCCATTATCTTGCCTTTGACGTTTTCGATAATCGCATCCTTGCGTATGAATACATACCCAACAGTACCAACGACGGTGAGAGATATAACACCACTAGCAATAGCGATTCCATTTACGATTTTCTGTAACATGATTATTTTGTATCAGGGACAATTTTGACAGGGCCTGACTCTATCCTAATGGTTTGAGCAGGGGCAGTTTCTGATGCTTTCTGAATAAGAAACTCCATGTCTTTCTTGGAGATGTTTGCACCTCCACTACTTGCAGCACCACCTTTCTTACCAGCTTGAACGCCAAATGTCGCCAAAACTCCTGTGAATACTGATGCTATGAAGGTCGGATCAAGATCCTGTTTAGGTATTTTAAGAGCTGGTGGCAACTCAACGTATGCGAGTGTCAATATCGCACCACTCCAGACCAAGATACCTAGCCGTACAAATGTACTCAGGATCATCATCTGCTCTTCTTTGTCTTCAGCAGCTTCTTTTAACTTACCTAGAAAACCTTTTGGTTTCTCCTCTTTCTTAGGAGGAGTTTTTGGTTCTGCCATAGTAAAATATTATTATCCTATTATATATACGGATACTTTGCTCTTATTTCTGCAACCTTTGAGTCATAGTCTGCCTGTGTTACTTCACCTCTTTGCACTTTGAAATACATTGGGTCTGCGACTGCACGAAACTCTTTTTCACGCATGTACTTATGGTAAGTGTTCTGTTTTTCTTTGTCTGTTGTGACTGCAGCTGCATCTACTAACGCTTGATCAATTTCAAACGGTGTAGTGTCACTGATATCTCTATCAAATATGCCAACATCATCACAGATTAATAAATTTTTATCTGGATATGCTGCACGGATTGCTTCGTGATTGTAATTCATTAGGGTTGTACCTCCATTACTGTCATTCTACTACCACCTACTCTATAACTTTGATAATTATAATATCCAAAATCCCTGTTATAATAGAAAGTTCCAGATCCAGCAGTATATCCATTTCTAACTATTGGAGTATATGTTATTGCAGCTGTCGTGCCAGGAGTATCCACATACCAGAACTGGAAACAATGTTGCTGGAAGTTTTGAGTGGTGTCAGTTTCACAATACATAGTTCCTTGCCTGAGACCATCAGCTGAATAGCCTATATCGGTTGAAGACCCACCAGATATTGCTCTTCGGACTCCCCACACAGCATCATATTTACCCTGATATGATTGTCCCATTACCATAACCTGTACGAGAATCTTACTATTTGAATTAGTAGGAGTAATAACACAAGACAAACCAGGCACTGCTGTATAATTATTAGTAAAAGTAAAAGTAGTTCTTGTGGTATATTCTACTGTCTGGAAGTTTGGTCTAGCATCAATACCGCCACTGATTGCACTGGCTGGTATGTTAGAAAGACTCGCTCCAGACCCACTGAATGTAGTAGCAGTTAATATTCCTGTCACTTTTGCGCCACTACTTGTGGTTTCTAATTTTTTATTTCCACCGTCATGATATAAAGCGACTGATCCATTCTTAGTACATAGTATTGCCTGTTCAGTTAGGTTTGTTTTTAAACTAAGATTGCCTTGATTATAAATTTCAAACACACTGTCATTAAGATTTCCTAAGTAAAATCCACCATTTGTATTGTCTATAAAAGTATTGCCGCCATTAGATCCTATTATCCTGAGAGTATTTCCTAATGTTATATCGTTGTTTCCAGATACCCTGATATTGCCATCAAATGTAGATATGCCTGTTGCATTAAAAATAGAAACAGTTGAGATGCCATTTACATTTAAGTTTGTGGGTTTCAAAGTTCCTGTTACAGAATCAAAGAGTAGATTACTTCCTGTTTTCGCAGCAACATAACCTGTTGCAGATCCAGAATATAAAACACTACATGTTGTGTCTGTAGACTCGTCAACAACTGCGATTAGATTTGCATTTGAAGCAGTGGTTGCAGTTCCAGCTGAAGTGGCAGTGTCTGCATTTCCAGTTAAGGGTCCACTAAATGCTGTCGCAGTCACGACACCAGTAGCAACCATACCAGACCTTGCAGTAATCAGACCAACAGAATCAATATTAGTTACATCTTCGTATGTTAATGTTCCGCCAATACTTACATCACCACTGACGTTCAATGAAGTTAGAGTACCCAGTGATGTGATGTTTGGTTGTGCTGCGGTGATTACATTTCCAATCAATCCACCATGAACATCAGTGATGTAAGCAGATGATACACCAGTTATAACTGTGTTGCCATCACCTGTAATATTTCCATTTGGTTTGATGTCTCCAGTAAAGGTTGAGACACCAGAAATTTCTAATTGATCGTATTGGGTAACAGCAGTTACGGTAACAATACCAGCAGATAAAGGTGATACTGTCACACCATATCCAAAGTTAACACTAGCAGCAACACCAATTAATGAATCGGAATTTTTGATTGTGATACCAGTAGAAGAGGCAACAACATTTGTAATTTGAGATCCATCACCTTTAAAAGATGTTGCAGTAATAAGACCAACAACAACATCAGGTGATCCAGTCAGTCCTTGAGAGTTGACTGCAAGAGTGGCGATACCAGCAGTGGTTGCATAACCAGATACAGTAGATACACCAGCGAGTTGAGAATAGACTGACCTCTGAGAGTCTGTAGAAAGACCCGCTACAAAAGCATAGTTTCCTAATCCAGCAGTGTGAGCATACCCAGCAGTTCCTGTGATGTCACCAACCACATTACCAGTAAGAGTAGTAGCAGTTATATCTCCAACAGTAATGTCAGGCGTTGCAGTTAGTCCATATGCAAGACCAGAACGAACAGATGATGATGCCGTACCAACAAGACTACCTGTAACTATACCAACAACATTACCTGTTAGATTTCCTTGAAATTGTTTACCAGAAATTTCAACAGGAAGTTGATCATTAGATAGATTACCTGATGTAAGGTTATCTAGATTTGTGTAATATGAAGCATCCTGTCCTCCAAGTTTATTAGAGTCACTACTAATACCAGAGGTCTTGGCAAAACTAACTAGATTGTTAGCATCACCAAAGACCGAGTATATTTCATTAAAGTTTTCATTGACTTTGGTTGCACCCTGTCTTAGGGTGTCTCCCGTTCCGTCATTACTGGCGGAACCAACGCCAATCGATTGCTTAGCCATTCTTTACAGGACTACTTTTATATTATTTAGACTATAGTTTAAATCCGCTGAACTGATTCTTCTTAATATCTTGTTTGATACCACCAACAACATAAGATTCTACCTCTGTTTCCTGTGGTGCAACCTGTAATCCCTTTGATGAGATCCAGTGTTGTGTCCAAGGTAATGGATTGTTTCTTAATGGTTGATCGTAGATAGGATCAAGTCCAAGTGCTTTCATTCTCTTGTTAGCAATCCACTCAACGTATTGATTCAATAATTTATCGTTCAAACCAATCATAGAACCACCGCTGAACAGATATTCTGCCCATTCTTTCTCTTCATTCACTGCATTTTTAAACATTTCAATTACATTATTTCTTTCTTCCTCTGCAATCTCTTGCATCTCTGGATCGTCACCATTCATCCAGTTTTTCATTATATTTTGAGTGAGAACTAGATGCTGGTTTTCATCCCTACTGATGAGGGATATAATTTTTGCTGATCCTTCCATAAGTTTAAGCTCTCCAAATGCAAACGAGCAAGCGAAGGAGACATAGAACCTAATTCCTTCAAGTATGTTAACATTTGC